GCATTTGGTCGTCGGCTCGCAATGCGTTTGATGACTTTGAAGATCAGCGTCGTGCGGATTCTAAGTTCACGATTTTCCTTACGACTAGCCAAATTGCAACGACTCCGGCGGTGTCGCAGACCTTGCTGCGTTCCGGCGTGACTTACTTTGTTGAGCGCGTGACGTTAGATGCCGAGGGGACTGGATGTGAAATTGACGTGTGCAAAAACATATGATCTCGGTTGCCTTTACTTCTTCAGACTTAGAATATAAACTGGCACGTTTAGCTGCGACGGTTCCAGTTGATCTAAGCAGAATTATAAAACAAGAGGGCGGTTACATGGCAAAAACCATGATGCTTATTATCCCACCGACGTTGGGAAAAGGTAAAAGCGATAACATTGATACAGGTCGTTCGCCTAGAAATGTTGGTATTAGCAAAGCAGCGCAGGAGCAAGGATTCAACGCGATCAAGGGCGACTTGTTTGGTGGTGTTAAAATGGCAAAGAGTAGTTCCATCGGTCTTTTTCAAACGATTGGTGAATCAAGTATAAGAGAGCCTCGTAATCATGGACATGAAACGTTGCGCGTTTATAAAGGAAATAATGAAAGCAGTAAGACTTTCAAAATAATGAATAAATTCTGGAGACCAGAAGCAAGCATTGATGATATGAGTAAGTTTAGGAAAAAATATAGAAATAAATACGGCAGGACTGGTCATGTATCGCAAAACACAATCGGTCGCTGGAAGGTTCAAGATCAAATGTGGGTTAATAAACAAAGCGCAGATTCTTATTTTGCTATCTTGAAAAGCAGAGTTGGTTGGAATAAATCTGGATTTGCGGCAGGTGCGATTGCTTGCGGCATCAGGGTTCCTGCATGGATACGAAAACACGCTTCATCGTCAGGAACAGAAACCCACAGCTTCGGTGCAAATCCATTTATAAGAGTAACGGCATTGAAAAATTCTATTCCTAACATTCAGCGTTACGTTGACAGCGCATTTAGAATCAGAAGTAACGTGACGCAAAAAAAGATTGACCGCATACTTTCAAACAAGGCAGTAAGCCTTGGATTTGGTAAAGTTACAGACCTCGGCAAATTTGAAGAAAACCCAGTATGAGCATCCGCACAGACATCCGCACCGCAACCGCTAACGCTTTGACCGGCGCAAGCGTGGTCGTAACCGCAAACATCCTCAAAGGACGGAACAACACGATTGCCAGCGTCAGCTTTCCCTCGGCTGCGGTCTATGCCGTGCAAGAGCAGATCGAGGTGCGATCACTAGCGCCATCGAATCGCGTGCAATATCGGCAGCTTTCCTTGATGGTCGATTACTTCACCGCAGAAAGCGGAACCTATCTGATCGACGACCTATTTGACACCGGCAGTGCGGCGGTCGAGGCGGCTGTTTTAGCCGACCCTACGCTCGGTGGCGTATGCTCCGACCTACATTTGACAACCGTAGAATATGTGATTGAGCCTGATGAGGATCGGCGCTGGGGCGTCGCTCGTCACACTTTTAACTGCATCTACTTAACCCAAGACTAATATGGCAAACCATCTAGGCCGCGAAGGGATCGTAAAGATTTCTAGCACCACCATCGGCGAGTTGAAAAATTACTCGCTTTCACATTCCTCTGACACCGTTGAGGATTCTATTATCGGCGACACCTACCGCACGCGAGTTGCGACCATGAAAATGTGGTCAGTCTCCGGCGATATGTTCTGGGATGAGGCCGATGCCGGTCAGCTTCTAATGACCATTGGCAGCAGCGTGACGCTTAACCTCTACCCAGAGGGGGTAACGACTGGTGACGTGTATTACAGCGGCGCGGCTATCGTCACCAAGTTCGATGTCACCGCAAACTTCGATGGTCTGGTCGAGGCTTCGACCGCATTTGAGGGCAACGGTGTTCTGTCAACTCTTACGGCTTAATCTGAGGAATAAACAATGGACGCAATCGATCTAGTTCGGGAACACTTCACGTCGCTCGGCACTAAGTGCATCGACGTTCCAGAATGGAAAATGCAGATTTATTCAACTCCAGTAACGCTGGGCGAAAAGAATCGGCTATATCGCAAGTCAAAGGATAACGATATGGAGTTGCTGGTTGATGTTCTTATTGCCAAAGCGTGCAACGCTGAAGGCGTTAAATTGTTTACGATCGAGCATCGCATTACGTTCCTCAATAAAGCCGACAGCAATGTGATTGCACGCGTTTCAAATGCTATCCTCTCCGATGACGCTCCCAAAGTTGATGATCTAAAAAACTAATCGGCGGCGAGCAAGGAGCCGACCTTCTCGCCGTTTACGCAATCGCGGAACGACTCGGCAAGTTTGCTTATGAAGTTTTAGAAATGCCAGCTCAGGAATTATCCGGCTGGCTTGTTTATATTAACCACTTGAATCGACTCAAACAAAATGGCCGCTGAAGCAACATTCATTATTAGGGCAGTTGATTCTACAAAAGCAGCATTTGCTAGTGTTCAAAACTCTCTTGCTAGAACTTTTCAATCCGATGCTCCTGTTAAATTTGCTGCTAAATTTCTTGGGATACAACAAGCGGCAAGTTTAATTTCACGAGAAATTAGATCGGTGATCGAAAACATTGACTCAATTCCAAATGTTCCAGAAAAAACACTGCAAAGTTTTAATGAATTAAAATATAATTTAAGTAATACGAAGGCAGTTATTGATAGCGTTATCATTAAAGGATTGTCGTTATTTACTACTGTTGGCACTGGCATAGGGAAGTTTTTTGGGGGCTTGGTTTATGGACAGCAAGCGGTAATAGATTCAGAAAAGGCAGTTAATGCGGAAGCGCAGAGATTTGCTGCAATACCATTAGAGAAAAAACTTCTTGAAATTGCTGACGCCAAAGAAAGAATTGGGAAAAGCAATGTTGATTTGGTTCCAATGCTTCAGGACGAAATGCAAGCATTGACCAATTTTGCAAATACTGGAATCGTTGACCTTGGTAAATTAGACAGCGCAGCTTTGAAAAGTTTTGCCCTGAGCGTTGAATTGAATAAAGGCCAAAGCAAAACACTTAGAGATGAAGCACGCGTTAAAGCAGCCGGTATCGGAAATGCTTTATTGCAGACATCCATAGGCCTTGAAGAACAAATCAAAAAACTTCAAAATGATATTGCTGGAAAAAATGTTGAGTTTTTTAATAGAGATATTGATGCAAGGGGTCAGATAATACAATTAACGAAAGACTTGATCTTCTTAGAAAATAGCAAACCACCTTTAGTGGATGCGACTGATATTCTTGGCAGACAAAAAACTCTTGAATGGTTGCAAAAGGTTCAAGATGCCAACACCAAGATATTTTTATTGAGTGAAAAACAAAAAGAAACAGGCAGGGAAGCTGGTAAAATGATCGCATCTGGATTTGAAGATGCTGTTTTTTCAGGTAAAAAACTTAGCGAAATATTAAAAGCATTAACCCTTGATCTAGTAAGAATGGTATTTCAGAAGCAAGTTACTGAAAGGGCTGCAACTGGCATCGGTAAATTTATCAACACAGCTTTAGGGTTCAAGGCGATGGGTGGCCCAGTTACATCCGGCTCACCTTACGTTGTTGGCGAGAAAGGCCCAGAGCTATTCGTGCCAAACAGCAGCGGCTCAATCATTCCGAATAGCAAGATGGGCAGCGGTTCTAGCGGCGCTGGCGGAACAAACGTGAATGTGACCTACAACATCGCGTCCGGCGTTTCGCGTTCCGATCTTGCTCCGATCCTTGAGCAACAACGCAAGTTACTGAAATCGGAAATTCCTGACATGGTTCGTCGCGGCGGTGGTTATCGCGCAGCGTTTGCTTAATAAACATCATGGCAATTTCATACCCACTCACACCTCCGGCGGCGCTTGTTGCATCTAAGCTGATGATCACTGGCGTGAGTTCTACTCGCCGCAACATATCGCCTTACACTTTGCAGTCACAGCAATACAACTGGACTGGTCAGGGCTGGCTCGGCTCGGTCGAGTGTCCACCGATGCTGCGTGCTGATGCGGAGGCGGTGATCGGGTTCTTGCTCGCAGCGCAACGCGGCACGTTTTACTTCCAAGACTACGCGAATCCAAGTCCTCGCGGTGCGGTAACTGGCACCTTGCTAGTCTCAAGCGCGACGGCTAATGACACGACGCTCGGCTTCAGCGGCGCGACTGGCAGTTTTGCGGTCGGCGACTGGATTCAAATCTCGACCTCGCTTTACAAGGTGATCCAAGTGAACTCGTCATCGAGCGTGGACTTGTTTCCGTTGCTGCGTGCAAGTTACGCGGTTAGCACACCGATCACAAAGGTTAACGCAAAGGGCGTGTTTCGATTACAGGAACCCTCGACGCAATGGAGCATCGAACTTGCGAGTATTTACGGCATGAGTTTTAGCGTAGTCGAGGACATTGAAACATGAGCATAACAACCGCTGGCAGATCACTGAGCAACGATATGGTGACGCAAGTTTCCGCGTCGCAACTGACGCCGATCTTACTCGCGTCGCTAGAATTTTCTCCGGCAATTTATCTTTGGAGCGGCTACGGTAATCTTGTTTACAACTCGATCACCTATCTCGGAACCGGCACGCTCGGCACGATCTCGCCTATCGAGGAGACAACCGATCTCGCTTCTCGCGGTATCACGATGCAGCTTTCTGGCGTATCGACCACGCTTGTTGCCGAGGCGCTAACCGAGAACTACCAAGGCAAGAACTGCACAGTGCTATTCGGTGCGTTGAATTCAAGCGCGGCGCTGGTATCGACACCGATCACGATCTTCTCCGGTCGCATGGACGTGATGAATATCAACGACGACGGCACTACGCAGACGCTAACGATGACAGCCGAGAATCGCCTCGTGGACTTCCGGCGTCCTCGCGAGGTTCGTTACACGCATCAAGAGCAACTCCAACTGCGAGCCAGCGCAACCATCGCCGACCTCGGCTTAATTTACGTCAACGCAATCCAAGAGAAAGAAATTTATTGGGGTAACGAAAAACTTGCTGCGCCTGTTATGGCTAATGGCGGCGGCGACTATGGCCCCACCGAATACGCATGATGACGCGAAAACAGAATTGGACTGACGAGCTAGTCGCTTTCATCGAGGAGCGTCGACACGAACCGTTTGCGTGGGCAAAGAACGATTGCTGTTTGTTTGCGTGCGACTGGATTAAGCGTGCGACTGGAATTGATCCGGCGTTTCAACTGCGCGACCAATATCACTCCGCAATTTCAGCGCATCGACTTATTAAGAAGCACGGCGGCATAATCGGAATCGTTCGGAACTACGGTGAACCATGCGGGATCGAGCGTATCGAGTCATCGATGGCAAGGCGCGGCGATATTATCGTTCGTGATTGCGGTGACGGAGACTGCATCGGAATCGTTCTCGGCGCGGATGCAGCGTTCGTAGGCGTGAGTGGATTGTTTTTTGCTACCATGAATGGTGATGTAAAAATAAATTGCTGGAGACTATAAATTTATGGCCGTAGCATTAGCTGCATATATTTTGAACACACTAGGCGTATACGGCGCTGCCGGATACGTTACGCTTGCTTCAATTACGACTTTAGCATCTGTGATTTCTTTCGTCGCCGTGACCGCTGCGTCGATGGCGGTGTCCAAATTGCTCTCGCCTAAGGCTCCGAGCTTCGCGGATTCATCTCTTTCGACTCGCTCACAGATGATCCGTTCGCCGATCTCGGCACGGCAAGCAATTTACGGTCAATGCAAAGCGTCAGGCGTGATTGTTTACATCTCTACGACCGGCACAAAAAACGAGTTTCTGCACCTAGTGATTGCGATTGCCGGTCACGAGTGCGAGGAACTTGGTGACGTTTATCTCAACGACGAGAAAATTATTACAGGCTCCGGCAACACGGTCGATGGCGGCAGCAGATATCTTAACAAGATTTCAATCGTTAAGCATCTTGGAACGACTCCGCAGACGGCTGACGCGGCGTTAATTGCTGCGACGACCGGCTTAACCGCTGACACAGGGCAATGGACTTCCGCGCATCGCTTAGACGGCATCACTTACATTTATGCTCAACTAACTTGGGACGCGGAAATCTATGTCGGCGGCATCCCAAATATCTCGTGCGTCGTGAAGGGGAAAAAGGTTTATGATCCGCGCACGACGACAACGGTTTACTCCGCGAATCCTGCGCTCGCGGTGCGTGATTACTTGCTCGATACCAAGATCGGCATGGCGATGACGAGCGCAGAGGTCGATGACACTTCGATCACGGTCGCGGCGAATGTTTGCGATGAGCAGGTTCAGATTCTGCCAGCGTCGCCAGTAGTCTACGAGAACCGCTACGAGGCGAACGGCATGATCATTACGAGCGCAGCGCCGGATGAGAACATCGGCAAGCTCCTGAGTGCGATGGGCGGTCTAATTGCTTACTCCGGCGGCAAGATGGTCGTTTATGCGGCGAGCTATCGCACGCCCACCGTTACGCTTTCCGAGAAACATTTCGTCGGCCCACTTAATGTGCAGACTCGGATCAGCGCACGCGACCGCGTAAACTCAGTCAAGGGCGTTTACGTCAGCGAGTCGAACGACTGGCAGGTGACAGACTTCCCAGCGGTCACATCCGCGACCTACGTCAGCGAGGACAACAGCATCGTTTACTTCCGCGACGTAGTCTTGCCGTTCACGACTTCGCCTAGTTGCGCTCAACGTCTTTCGGTGATCGAGTTGCGCCGCGCTCGCGAGGAGATTACCTTCAGCGCACGCTTCCGGCTAGAGGCAATGCAGGTTCGCGCAGGCGACACGGTGATGATCACGAACGCCAAGCTCGGCTGGAGCGCAAAGGTATTTGAGGTGATCGAGTGGCACTTCGCGACCGAGGGCGAACCACCGTTGCTTTACGTTGACATGACGCTCAAGGAAACCGCGTCGAGCGTTTACTCGTGGACGACGGCAGACGAGATTTACGTCGCGGATGCGCCCAACACTAATCTGATCGACCCGCGCAATCCATCGGCTCCGACCTCGCTCACGCTAACGGCGAACGGCACGACGCAACTGATCCAAGAGGACGGCACGGTAACCTCGCGCATCAAGGCGAACTGGGTCGCGCCGAGCGATGAATTCATCCAGTCCGGCGGCATGGTCGTGATGGAATATAAGCCAAGCGCATCGACGACCTACATAACGTGGTCACGCAACGAAGGCACAGCGACCGAGGATTTCATCAGCGGCGACATCAAGATCGGTCTGACCTATAACGTGCGGCTTTATGGCGAGAGTTACTTCGGGGTTAGCACGAGCTACCTGACCGGCAGCGTGAACGTGACTGGCAGCACGACCGCGCCATCGGCTCCGGCTAATCTAGTAGCAGCATCAGGCGCGGGACTGATCGCGCTCGACTGGGACGACAACACGGAGCCAAACATCCTGACGTATTATTTATACCGCAGCACGACAAACAATTTTGCGGCATCGACAACGATCTGGAACGGATACGCCAGCGGTCGAAACGATGTCGTGATCACGGCCAGCACCACCTTCTTTTATTTTGTCAAAGCCGAGGACACGCTCGGCAATCTTTCGGCGGCGTCAACCGTGGCTTCAGCGCAAGCAAGCGCGGCGGGATCAAACGGCGCAAACGTCGCCTTTGCTTTTCTTTATCAGCGCAGCGCGACGCAGCCAGCGCAGCCAGCTAGTGCGCTAACCTTTACTTTCTCGACCGGCTTACTTAGCGGATCGCTCGGATCATACACGCAGACGGTTCCGGCTGGCACGCTTCCGATTTACGTTTGCACGGCGACTGCATCCAGCACGAGCGCGACCGATACCATTGCGGCAGCAGAGTGGGCGACGGCGGTTGTGCTTGCGGAGAATGGCGCAGCGGGTGCAGCGGGTGCGGCAGGATTGAACGTCGCGTCGGCTTTAATTTATCAGCGCAGTGCAACCTCACCTGCGGTTCCAAGTTCTACGCTCACCTTCACTTTCTCAACTGGCGTGCTAAGTGGATCGCTCTCGCCGTGGACACAATACATACCAACGGTGAACGGTCAGCCGTGCTGGGTTACATTTGCGACCGCGAGCAGCACGACTGCAAGCGACACGATCACGAGTGGCGAGTGGGCTGCGGTAACGAAGTTGGTCGAAGATGGTGCAAACGGCACGAACGGCACCAATGGCACGAACGGAACTAACGGCACGAATGGGGCTGCGGTCACCTCGGTCAGCGGATCGTTCAGCACCATCGGACTAAATTCCGGCGGTCAATCGACGGTTGTCACGCTCTCGAAAACTCCCGTCAACACCGTCGTGCTAGTCGTCGCGAATGTGGTGATGGAGAATCTTGATGCGGTTGCAGACACTGGCGTCACCGTGAGAATTTTCCGCGACTCAACCGTGATAAAACTTTTCCCGAATTTTAGTTTGTCGGCGTATGAAACTTCCGCGAACGAGAATCTGAGCTTTGCGGATACTGGGCTGACGGCGAACGTCTCCTACTCTTATACCATTAAGGCGTATCGCACGGTCAGCGGCGCAACGATTGATTGTCAGAGCGCAGACCTGACGTTGTCGGGTTGATGTGATTAGTTTTGGATACAAGAGACGCGGTGAACGATTGCGTTTACATCGCAGCTTCGCGCCCACATAGTAACTTTGGTGCTTTCGTAAGTCTTTGATACTTAAAGACTAGGACAAGGCAGGGAAAATAGTTAGCGAATTGTCTTTAACTAATCTGGGAATCGGTTTTGATCGTCACATCGAAGGGAATTAACCCTAAGACAAAAACCCTCAAATATGAAAGCGACCAAAACAACGTTTAAAAAGTTCATCAAAGAAACCGAGAATT